TCTTTAGAGCGATTAATTAAAGTAATAAACTTATCATTAGCAAAGGTGCCAGCAAGACATACATCTATCTCATCACCATCTTTCCAATTCTCAGTGCCATCTTTTTTAGTATGAGCTAATGCCTCAGTAAGGTCATCAATAATCTTCTGTGTAATTTTCATTGACTCCAATCCTCATAGGGTGGTTCTTCTTCCTCTACAGTGTGTCTAAATTTTTCAACCTCAAAGTAAGAAGGAGGTAGTGGTTTCACATCATCATATGCTGCTGCCAATCTTCTCTTATGTTCTCTCTCATCTAATACTTCATTAATAAGTATCTTTAATTCCTTTGTTAGCTCAGGAGTAATAACTCTCCTTGGAGTAACGGTAGCAGGTTTATAGACAGTAGTATCCTTCGTTGGATCATAATTAGGATCCGAAGGACCACTCATCCCTTGAGTATCAATCTTGCTTGAGTTGTCTGCCATGCTTATCAACCAATCCTAGTTTTTTTATTTGACCAAAATTAGACTTCTGATTTTTTTTAATCTTCTTATATTCCTTGATTAATTTATCCACTTCAGCAGTAGGTATGTTAACCTTCAACTTCTCATCTTCCTTACCAACAAAACCAATTCCACTATCCTTACTCAGCTCTTCAGAATCTACATACTCATTTACAACCTCTTGAATTTCATCCCTGATGAGAGCATTTATCTGCGCTTTAAGTAGGTCATCACTCATCCCTTTCTCCTCTTCTTTTTCTCAGGTGCTTTGTATCCCCATTGAGAAGGGTTAACTCCTCCGAATCCATACTCAATCCTTTTAAGGTTCTTTCCGTATCTATCATAATACATATCAAAGATGTTTACCTGTTTATTAGAACGAGTTACATCTAACAACTCATTCCCATCTACATTATACCAAACCAAATAAGCATCAGTAGGAAAAGACTTATCGTTTGCCTTCTCCAATGAAGTATTCTCTAATAATATGTGACAGGAATATTCTTCCGGTCTCATTTTATTTTCTTCCTGTTGCTCCTCAGCCACTTGCTTCTCTGTTTTAACTTCTGATGTCATGAACGACCACCCCATGTAATATCAGGATAAGCCTCCTCTACTGCATCGCGAGTAATCTTATACTTCGTATTCAGTTGACCGTCCTTTACAAGAACAAGTATCTCTGCCTCGTCTGGATGTAATCCTTCAAGCATCTGAATAAACATAGATTCTCTACGAGTCTTAGAGAGTTGATCATTACCACCCTTCACAAAATGATAGAGTTGCTTATACTCTCTTCTCAAAGAAGTGTGGTCAGTACCTACAGGAACTTCATTCTTATTATAAGGAACTTCTCCTTCAGGAAGCATAGAAATAACACTTGGATCAAAATTCCAAATGAAAAGACTCTTTAAAGCATCAGTTTCATACTCCCTAAGGATATCTACTTTCTTTGCTTTAGATCTAGCATCATTAACCAACTCTAATATTTCATGCATGAAAGGATTAGGTGGTAACTTTACCTTTGGCTTAGGAGTTCTTGGTTTCCTAGTCGTCGTCTTCTTCGTCTGTGTTGTCATAATTGTTTTCAAATCGAACTGCTACAATTTCATCAGGAACTAACTGTCCATTGGCATCAAACATTTCTGGATGAGTATACACTATTTGAGGTGTTGTTTCATATGAATGCTGTCTTGCCATCCATCCTATCATACCTCCAACCAATAATGCAAGTAACGACACAACTGTCGTTAGAGTTAGAGTTACTATGGTCATGTCCATGATACTTCTCCAGAGATTTACTTTTTTTTGATGTCCAGGGATAAAGTAATCTCTCTGTTAAAGAAAGAAAACTTAGCCTGAAAGGTATGAGACTTGGATTCCTTCCTCCTATTACGTAATAATAATTCTACACCCCTGTTAATCTCCAGAGGTTTGTCATTATTTAGATCCTTTTTTGCGTCTTCCTGGTCTTCTGTCACGACTATACCTCCACGCATCTTCAAGGATGCCATACAAATAATTTCTTATCTTCCTTGCTTCAGGTTTACGGATGTGACCATAACCTTCCCGCAATTGTTTATGTTCATTGTCATTACCACCTTTGATATATTCATCCAAGTCTAATACTAACTCACTAATTTCATGAGCTGTAGAACTGTTAATGAATGCATCAACCTCATACTTCTTTGTCTTACGATACTTTAAAAACTCATAAAACTTAAGGGTCATCTTCCCTTGGAAAGCATAATCAATGGCATGTTCTATCATATCATATACAGTTTCAAAGTCGTCTTCAGGTTTCATTAGACTAGTTTATTCTCCTTTAGGTATGCAACAGTTTCAGTACACCCTCCAAGATTATCGCCATTCAATACCACTTGAGGGAAGGTAGAACCTTGACCAAACTGTTCGTAGAAACTTTCTCTATCAAAGTCTCTGTTAAGTTTATATATTACATGCTTAAGTTCTGCAAGTTCTAATACTTCTTGAATCTTGGTGCAATAAGGGCAACCTTCACGGGAATATACTGTAAAATTCATGAGCTCAGACATAGTTTTTTAAAAATTTTATTTAGTTAGACATCATACTTTGACAGGAAATCACAATAGATGTCAATGTCCTCAGGAGTAGAGGTGCCACTGTCAATACTATTGATAGCTTCTCTTAGTCTGTCAGCATCATATTCAATTTTAGAATCCTCTTCACTCATTTTTCTTCTCCACTATATCATATTCTATCATAATTTTTTTACTTGTCCTCCCTGTATGATCACCAGTTGTACATTGACTCCACTTACCTTTAAGTATTCTGGCCATTAGATTCCTATCTAACCCACACAGATTCTCACAATTTACTACTGATCTGTAAACAGAATCCATACCGTCAGGATAAACCTTAACCTTAAACCCATGCTTATCTAATTCATTACCCTCCTCATCATACTTTCTGTCTTTGATATCAGATTGAAATTCACTCATCGAAATCCTCCAAAGTAAATAAAGATTTTAACTCCAGTCCTTCATCTTTCATCGCTTCCAGACCACCTTCTTGTCTATCAACGATAGCAACAACCCTTTCGACTACGTAACCGGCATCGCGGAGTTTGTGCGCCGCTTTGATGGCAGAACCACCTGTAGTGACTACATCCTCCAACACAGTCACTTTGGACCCTTCTGGAAGCACTGGACCCTCAATCCAAGCACCTGTGCCATGCCCTTTGGGTTCCTTACGAACAATCAAGGCATCAATGAGAGATTTATCTAAGGCAGATACTACAGCAACCCCACTAACCAAAGGGTCTGCACCTAATGTTAACCCTGCCACTACATTGGTGTCAATATGCTCTAAGAATAATAAACTAGTAAGAGTAAGTCCTCTTCCAGTTAAAGTTACTGGTTTGCAATTTACATAATGTTCACTTGTCTTACCAGAAGAAAGAGTAAACTCACCTTTCTTATAGGCATCCTTCTTTAAGAGATATAGAAGTTCATTCTTCATCTCGACTCCTCAATTCTACATTTAAAAGATAAAACCATATCACTGCCATCACCATGATAGCAGCGACTCTAATTGAACCCCAAGAAGTATCAATCATCTGCCTGGGTAAAGGGAGGTATTAAAGGCTTGTACTTTTTATACAACTCACCCATCTTAGGTTCAGTATGACGCGACTTCCAGACCTGTCTCATTATATGTTCCATGTCTTCCATAAGAACTACTACAGAGAGAGAACCTCCTTCTTCAGGCATTACATTCTCTTCTGGTTCAAGATTACCTACCATTCATCTACCCTCTCGTGATTTATTTCTAATAACAATATGATTACCTTCAATAGAAAACTCAAGGTAGTCTCGATGATCCCAACCCAATTCTTCATATAAATGATCAAGTTTCTGCATGTCTGTCCATACATCAGTAGGTGTGGGTTCACCCCAAAAGGGATTGTTTTCCATTAAGCAAACTGCCTTAGCTTCTGTAGTATATATTTGTATGCCTCTACTATATCACCTTCGTCTTTACGAAACAAGTCTTTATCGAAACGTTCCTTAGTATCTTTCTTCCAAAGTCTCATATTATCAGGTGATAATTCATCAGCCAAAAATAAATCTCCATGAACATCATATCCAAACTCTAATTTAAAATCCACAAGATCCATACCCATAAGCATGAATAAAGATTGTAGTTGATGATTAATCTCCAATGCTTTCTCCTTCATAGGTGCAGGATCAATACCCATCAATCTTACACGATCATATGTAAGGAGTGGATCATCCTTAG